ACGAAGAAAAAAAATAGCGCAGCGGGATTCAACACTTTATACGATAGCCAGCCTATCTGTAGAACTGGGGATTCCGCCTAGCGAGTTTATCAATATGGATGCTGAAATGCTTAGGGCAATAATCCAAGTACTTTCAGATAAAGCTAAGGAGATCAAAAATGCCAGTAGAAATCGTAGGCGTTAAAGATGTCATTAATGGCTTAACCTTTATTGATGAAGACATGTACAAACGTGTTAAAGCAGCCGTAACCTCTTTAATGAAGGGTGTAGAAGCTAAGGCTAAAGGATTTGTAGTGGGCAATAATGAGGTGCTGTCAGGCTGGTCTAAGCCAATATCATCTACTGTCGATTATCGCCCATTCCCTAAATATGATGCAGCTACTGTCCGAGGTGGTATTGGATTCAAAGAAGGTCAAAATCGCAGGTTTAGTAATGGCTATACAGTTGAAAGTTATGTTTACAATATAAGCGCTGCTGGTCGTATTTATGAAACCGCAGGTAGATTAAACCCACAAGGCAGAGCGCCATTTACTTCTGTTGCAGAAGGTGGCGGCACAATGGCATTTAAGCAATCTGGTAGCAAAAAAAGTAGAAGCCGATCTACATCTGCATATAATTCTAATAATCCGTTTGCTGGTTATCAGTTTGTGACCGATTTACCAACACTTACATCTCAGCCTAAAGTTAAAGGCGCTAGAGGTGGTGGTCGTAAGACTAAAGGCCGTTTGATTTACAAAGCATGGGCGCAAGATAGTGGTGATATTTATGGCGTAATTGTAAAGGCTATTAACGCCACAGTTACACACTTTAATAAGACTACTGAGAAGAAGGTTGCATAATGGCCAATATAGTCGTATCGGCACTTAGCACCTTTAATAACAAAGGCCTTAAAAAAGGTAAGAAAGAAATTAGTGCTTTTGAAAAACAAGTTAAAAACTTTGGTCGCACCTTTGCCGCAGCATTCTCAGTAACAGCATTAACTAGGTTTGGTAAAGAAGCAGTAAGAGCATTTGTAGCCGATGAAAAAGCCGCTAAATCTTTAGAGCAACAATTAAAAAATACTGGTTACCAATTCAGCTCACCAGCTGTAGAACTTTATATTTCTAATTTACAGAAAACCACAGGCGTATTAGATGATGAACTACGTCCAGCATTTCAGCAATTACTGACAGTAACAGGATCAATAACCACTAGCCAAGATGCATTAAATACCGCTATGAATGTGTCAGCGGCTACAGGGGCTTCTTTAGCACAAGTAACATCAGCAATATCACGTGGGTACGCAGGTAATACGACAGCATTAAGCAGATTAGGCGTTGGCTTAGATAAAACATTATTAAAAACTGGCGACATGAATAAAGTCATGGAAAAACTTAATGAGAAGTTTTCAGGTCAAGCACAAGCTAGATTGACTACTTATGCTGGCAAAATGGGTTTATTGCAAGTTGCATCTGAAAACGTTAAAGAGGAAATCGGCAAAGGCATATTAGATGCCTTAACTTTATTAAGCAAAGATAACAGTATTGAAAATGCTACAACCTCAATGGAAGATTTTGGTACTTCTATAGGTGATGCCGTTGTTGGTATGGCTAAATTAATCAAAAGAGTAGAAGATTTAGGTATAGTAAGTAAGTCAGGCGGTTTAGCCAATTTATTATTATCACTGCAACCAGGTGGGCGAGTAGGAAAATTAGCGTTTGATGCATTATCTAAAAGTGGCGTAAGACCTAGAGAGTTACCAGCAAATGAACAACGTAGCGCAGGTCGTATATTTGCTCAACAGTTTAGAACAGAAGTTAAACAAAAAAAGGAAATGGAAAGACTACGTGCGCAAGAATTAGCAGCACTTAAAAAGAAAACAGCTGTAGATCAATTAAAAGATAAGTTTGATCTAGAACGCATAGGCTTAACGGCAGCCTTAAATTCTGCAACAGATAGTGAAGTTAAGTTACGTTTACAAGCACAGTTGGCCATATTAGATAACAATGAGGCGCTGGCTAAAAAGATATTAGCCGAGATGGAAGCCACAAATAAATTAAAAGAGTTCACAGATGCATTAGCAGCCAGCACTAATAAATATGATGCAATGATTAGCGGTTTAATCGGACAATTTAGAGCGCTAGGTTTATCACTACAAGAATCTATGGCTTTAGCAGGTATGTCCGCTAGATACCAAGCCCAGGCTGATGCCTTTGCAGCTGGTAGAGGTCCTGGTGGTGCAGCGCCATTATCTACAGATCCATACGACATTTTAATTAGACAACTTGCGCCAGAATTAAATAGTCAATACGGATTACCTGCACAAGAGGCTATCTCATTAGCCCACATGTCTGCAAGGTATCAAGCCCAAGCTGATGCAATTACTTTAAGGATAGATGCTTCTGGCGATAAAATGAGCCAAGCAATTGCCGAGAGTATTCAACAAGCGACTAGAAATGGTTATAGCACTTCTGGCGCTGGACAGTTGCCATAATGACAGTACCTGTAATCAATGCTGTAATTAACTTTAGCACTGGCCCTAGTTTTGCTCAGGCCATGATTTTAGATACAGGTATATTAGGTACAAACATATTGGCAGATTCAGTAGCTGTAATTGTTGATGTATCTAATCAAGTAAATAGAATTGAAACTAATAGAGGCCGTACTGCGCTTAGTGATGAGTTTCAAACAGGTTCACTTACTTTACGCATAACAGATCAAAATGGCGATTTTAACCCACAGAATGTATCTGGGCCTTATTACAATTTATTAACACCTATGAAAAAGGTGCAAATTACTGCTACTTATGGATCAGTAACTTATCCTATATTTGCAGGATTTATTACAAGTTATGTTACAACCTATCCACAAGAATCAGAAGATGTAGCAATGACTACTATACAAGCTGTAGATGCCTTTAGGTTAGCCCAATTAGCACAGATAAGCACAGTGGCTGGCACTAGCGCTGGTCAATTATCGGGTGCACGTGTGGATGATATTTTAGATCAGATTTCATGGCCAGCATCTCAGCGAGATATTGATCCAGGTCTCACTACATTACAGGCAGATCCAGGTACTAACCGCACAGCATTACAAGCACTATTTACAGTAGCCAATTCTGAATATGGTGCTATTTATGTTGATGCCGATAATAACTTTGTATTTCAAGATCGAGGCGTAACGGCTGGATCTATTGGTGGCATACCTACAGTGTTTGCAGATGATGGATCTGGTATATCTTACTTTGATGCAACCTGGATATTAAATGACGTATTAGTATTTAATAAAGCCACAATTACTAGAGCTGGTGGTAGCCCACAGGTAGCTCTAAATCAAGCCAGCATAGATAAATACTTTTTGCATAGTTACTTTTTAGACAATCTTTTAATGCAATCAGATGCCGTAGCTTTAGATTATGCCCAGGCTTATATCGCTTCTAGGCAAGAAACCACCATACGGGTAGATGCCATAGTCCTAGACCTATATACACCTAGTTATAACTCAGGCATAGTGGCAGCGCTAGATTTAGACTTCTTTGATCCAATTACAGTTAAGACTACCCAACCTGGTGGATCGATTTTAGAGAAGACTTTACAGATTTTTGGGGTACGCATGGCAATAACCCCGAATAGTTGGAAAACCACGTTCACGACACTAGAGCCAGTTATAGACGCTTTTATCCTAAATAATAGCATTTATGGCACTTTAGACTATAATGTCCTAAGTTACTAAGGAGTAGAGATGGCAGCAGGTTTAGGGTTTAAGGATTTTGTTACAGGCGAGGTATTAACCGCAGCCGATGTAGATGGCTATTTAATGCAAGGCGTGTGGGTCTTTGCTGATGCCGCAGCTCGCACAGCTGCCGTTACATCACCACAAGAAGGTAACGTATCTTTCTTAAAAGATACTAACTCAACAGAGTATTATTCTGGATCTGCATGGGTTGCAATTGGTGGAAGTGTGCCAACTTCTTTAGAGTTTACTGCTGGTAAGAATAAAATTATTAATGGTGATTTTGCAATAAATCAGAGAAATCTTTTTACCATAACCAATCCTTCTGGCTATGCAATGGCAGACAGATGGGTGTTTAGTAATTCTATAAGCGGCACAAATGTTTGTACAATGCAATCATTTACTCCTGGTACTGCACCAGTAACTGGTTATGAAGCGCAATATTTTGCAAGATTTGCTAACTCAGGCCAATCTTCTGCTTCGCAAGATTCTATTCTACTTCAAAAAATAGAAGATGTTCGTACTTTTGCCAATCAAACAGTAACTGTATCCTTTTGGGCTAAATGCGATGTTACTAGCAAAAAAATAGCGGTTGAAATGGTACAAAACTTTGGTAGTGGTGGCTCTCCATCTTCAACAGTTAATACATATTTTGGCCAAGTAACGCTAACTACATCCTGGGCAAGATATACAGTTACTGGGACAGTACCTTCAATCGCTGGCAAAACTATTGGAACAACAGCTAATACTTCATCTTTGCAATTATTTTTATGGAACTCTGCTGGCTCAGATTACAATGCTAGAACTGGCTCTATTGGTATTCAAAATAATACTTTCGATATGTGGGGTATCCAAGTTGAAGCAGGTTCAACAGCCACAGCTTTCCAAACTGCAACTGGCACAATTCAAGGCGAGTTAGCCGCTTGCCAGCGGTATTATTACCGAAATTTTCCAGCAGTTACTGATATTCCATTAGGTCAGGGAAGTGCTAATGGTACTCGTTATATTTTAGGTGTTATTGCCTTACCAGTATCAATGAGAGTTGCTCCCACTTCTGCGGAATTTTCTGCTTTAAAAGCCACAGATGGCGCAACTGCAGCATCAACTGTTGCCGCTCTAGCCTCTTATGGCAATTCACCAACCACAGCAACTTATTACTTTGATTGCACTTCTGGTCTAACTCAGTTTCGCAATTACAAGATTGAAACATCATCATCAGCAGGATACCTAGGATTTAGTGCGGAGTTATAAATATGAATAATGTTACTTTTATTGAAGTTGAAGGCGTCAAACACGCCATTATTGACAGAGGCAACGGGGAATATACCTCAATGCTTAAATCAACTTATGACGAAATGATTGCTAAGCAAGAAGCATCGGACAGTGAGTAACAAACCCTGGCTGTGTGCAGCTGGTGTCCAGTTAAGAGATCAGATTGATACCTGGTATCCAGATCGCCGCTCTACCAGTGATGGGTGGATTGGTGATGCTCGTCATTCCGCCAGTAAATCGGATCATAATCCAGACAAATCTGGGGTCGTCCGAGCCATTGATATTGATTCTCGTTTGGATACATCCGAGCAGCTCTCGATATATTTGGCTGACCAGATCCGAGTCTGTGCTAAAACCGATAAGCGCATATCTTACATAATTCATAATGGCTTTATAGCTTCAAGGATTATGGGATTTAAGTGGCGCAGGTATCGTGGCATTAACCCACATAAGAAGCACATCCATATTAGTTTTACAAAGTCAGGCGACAAAGATGGTAAGCCGTTTGATATACCACTACTAGGGGGAAAAATATGAAAATAACAAAGAAGCAAAAAGCAATATTAAAGTCCTACGCACGTGGGGTATTAGTATCTTTCTTAACATTTTTAGCCAGTAATGAATTAGGTTTAGATCCAGCACTGTCTGTAGTAGTTGCAGCATTAGCTGGTCCAGCAGCTAGGGCTTTAGATAAATCCGATAATGCTTATGGCATCGGTGCAGATGCGAAATGAGTCCAGCGGAATGGGCTGGCTTTGGCGCTGGCGTTATGGCCGTGCTATCAGGCGGGCTAATAGGATTACGTTTCTTAGTTAAAGGTTGGTTAAACGAGCTGCGACCTAATGGTGGCTCTAGCATGAAGGATCAATTAACTAGATTAGAACAGCGTGTTGATGATCTATTCCTTATCATGAATAAGCGACAATAGCAATATGGCTACCGCACGCAAGCGTAAGAAGGTTAATAAGCGCAAGGGCAAATACACCCATGAGCAAATTAATACTAAATTAGATACCTATGCCATATCGTTGCGTGAGTTTTATTTAAGCCTAAGACGTGCAGGATTTCCAGTAGATCAAGCTCTCGGAATGTGCGATAAAAACGTATTCCCAGACTGGATAGCACCAACCAGTCCAGACTTTGATCCAGTTAATCCAGACCATGACCCCTACGAGGATGAGGACTAATTGCGCAAAATCGCTTTTGTGAGTGATCTGCAAGTACCATTTTTTAATGAGAAATCTGTTAAATCTGTTGGCCGCTTCCTAGCTAAATGGAATCCGCATAGGACTATATGCATTGGTGATGAGATTGATCTACCACAGCTAGGTGGTTTTAATGCTGGCACCATTGACGAGATGGTCGGCAATATAAACGATGATAGAAAACAAACACAAGAAGTCCTAACATACTTAGGCGTAACAGATGTACTAGGAAGTAACCATGGAATCAGACTTTATCGATCAATTAAAAAACGACTACCATCATTCCTCAACTTACCAGAAATGCAGTATGAGCGTTTTATGGGATATGACAAGCTCGGAATCAAATTCAGTCCTTTCGGGCTTGACTGGGCGCCAGGCTGGACTGCCGTTCATGGAGATGCTTTCCCTCTTAGCCAAGTGCCTGGGCAAACAGCCTTAAACGGGGCTAGAAGGCTAGGTAAGAGCGTTGTCTGTGGTCACACTCATAGACTAGGGGTATCGGCCTTTACAGAGGCTTCTAGAGGCCAATTAGGGCGTACTGTGTGGGGTGTTGAGGTTGGCAATTTAGTAGATTTAAGCAGTTCAGGCATGGCGTATACAAGGGGCTATGCTAACTGGCAACAAGGCTTTGCTGTGGCATATGTGCATGAGCGTAAGGTTCAGGTTATAACCATACCTATCAATGCAGACGGCAGCTTCATATTCGAGGGCAAACTCTACAAATAACGTTATCAAATCGTTATCAAAATATAGCCCTAAATCATCCACAAAGTCATACACAAGTGTCACACTATTGACATGCCACAAAGCGTGTGCATAGAAAGTAGGGCTACAAATGAATAACATATGGCTAGAAGCTAGA